CCAGAGGATTGCACGTTTCTGTCCTGAGGATACTGTAGAAGATCATAAAGCAATGCTTGCTTTTATTGATGAAACTACGAAGGATAAGACTAATAAGTTTGTAGTTGTTGGGCATCATTCACCGTCCAAAGCATCTACTCATCCTCGGTATAGGGGAGAAGCGTTAATGAATGGAGCGTACAGTAGTGATCTGTCTGAGTTTATCTTAGACAGGCCTCAGATTAAACTATGGACACACGGACACACACATGACCCTTATGACTATATGATTGGTTCAACTCGTATTGTTTGTAACCCACGAGGTTATATCAACCATGAGGCATGCGCTGATAATTTTGAATTTAAATTACTTGAGGTATAAAATGAGTCTTCCTTCCGATCCCGCCGCGCGTACAGCTATCAAGAAGTGTATGGATGAGCTATCAGCATCCATGACACGAACTGAGGGAGAGCGTGAATTTTTAAAAGAAGCTATTAATAATATTTGTGAAGAATATGAAATGAGTAAGAAAACGTTTCGTAAACTTGCCAAGGTTTATCATAAGCAAAACTTCTCTAGAGAGGTAGCCGAAAACGAAGAATTTGAAACTATGTATGAGCAGCTAACTGGGGAAACCAGTCTAGGTGATAATAATTAAATGCATACAGTTTATAATTTAGAGATGCAGGTTCGGGATAAAATGAACCGGCTTAAAAAGTCTTCCCACGTTGGCGTTTACGGTACATTAGAAGAAGTAGAAGTTGCTAAAACTAAAATATTAGTAGATAATCCTAGTATTACTTTTGAGGTGTACCCCTGTGAACATATTCTATTTGAGCAACGATCCGACTGATTGCGCACGACAACATGTAGATAAGCATGTAGTTAAAATGACCCTGGAATACGGTCAGCTAATGTCTACTGCTCATCGTGTATTAGACGGGCAACCTTATTATGGTAAGACTAAAAACGATCGTAATATTTCGAGATGGCTGCTACCGGATTCTAGAGAAGAGATAGTATGGAAAGCGTCTCATTCTAACCATCCTTCTAATATATGGGTACGGCAGTCTTCTGATCATTATAAATGGTTGCATAGTTTATGGCTTGAAATGCTATCTGAGTATACTTACCGGTACAGTAAAAAGCATTCTGCAGAAAGAATGAAAGAAGTCTTTAGTCAATTGCCTAAGAATATTCCACAAAGAGGTTGGTTATCTGATCCTACTCCAGCTATGCCAGATGGGTATAAGACATCCAGTGCTATTCAAAGTTACCGTAACTTTTATATTGGTGATAAAAAGTCTTTTGCCTCTTGGAAAAATCGTGATACACCAACCTGGTTTATATAAATAAAAATATGCCAACATATACATTCAGAAATACTGATACTGAAGAGATTTTCGATAAGATTATGTCATGGAATTCTCGTGAACTATACTTAAAAGAGAACCCTAATCTTGAAGTCATCATGGGCGCCCCTGCCATGGGTGATTCTGTTAGATTAGGAATTACAAAACCGGATCAAGGTTTTAATGAAGTTTTGTCTAAAATTCATTCCGCAAATTATAGAAGTAACTTGGCGGATAAACTATCCAGAAAATGATTCTGGGTATCTTCGTTATATAAACTAGTGTAAGGATTACAGGTAATACTGTAGTCCTTTTTTTTATTTCTAAAGGGGAAACATGTCTACTAAAAGAGCTGCTAAACTTGCTATCGTACACGATATTGAAGAAAGACCAACAAGTTCAAGAGCCCAGACTTCAAATGCGCTTAGATTAAAGATCGATCATTTAAAAACATTCACACCATTAACAGATAATCAAAAACTATTTTATGATGCCTATAAAAGAGGCGATTACTTTATGGCACTTCACGGTGTCGCTGGTACAGGTAAAACGTTTATTGCTTTATACAAAGCACTAGAAGAAGTACTAGATAAAACAAATCCATTTAATAAAATTATTATAGTTCGGTCTGCAGTTCAGTCTAGGGAGATGGGTCACCTGCCGGGAGATATTAATGAGAAGTTAGATATCTATCAGCAACCGTATCGACAAATTTGCCACACGTTATTTGATCGTAAAGATGCCTATGATAGATTAGCAGAGCAAGGTCATATAGAATTTATCTCAACGTCTTTTATTCGAGGAATGTCATTCGACGACGCAATCATTATAGTTGACGAAATCCAAAATATGAATTTTGAAGAGATTGATACTGTTATGACCCGTATTGGTTATCGTTCAAAGATTATTTGGTGCGGAGATTACAGACAAACAGACCTAAATAAGAAGAAGAACGACGTTAGTGGTATATTGAAATTCTTTGATATTGCATATCACATGTCTGCCTTTACAAAAATAGAATTCGAAGCCGACGATATTGTGAGAAGTTCTTTGGTTAAAGACTATATATTGGCAAAGATTAGATACGAAGATTTGGAGAATTAAATGAGTTTTGATTTTGACTTTACAGTCGAGCAAGTAAGAGAACTTGTACCACGTGCATTAGGGGGACCTGATGATTGGTATGAAAGTATGTACGAAGCTCTACCTCAATACGCTATCACCTCGGTACCCCGAGTAGCTGCTTTTATTGCGCAATGCGCACACGAGTCAGGAGGATTCTCTACCTTGGAGGAGAACCTTAACTATAAAGCGGCAACATTAACCAGGATATGGCCTCAGCGATACCCAGCTGGAATTGCAGAGCAGTTTGCCGGTAAACCGGAAGCAATTGCTAATAAGTCTTACGGTGGTAGGATGGGTAATGGGCATGAGACTTCTGGTGATGGTTGGAAGTACCGTGGTCGAGGTCTACTTCAATTAACAGGTAAAGATAACTACCTTAATTGTTCCAAGTTTATGTTTCAGGATGAAACGTTACTTGAGAACCCAGATATTCTTTTAGATTCGTACTATGCAATTCACTCTGCGTGCTGGTTCTGGCATAAGAACAATCTTAATCAATATGCCGATTCCAGCGATTTTGTTACAATGACTAAAAAAATTAACGGTGGTACTATTGGTTTAGAGGACCGTAAGAAACATTACGCCCATGCAGTTGAAGTTTTGTCAGGAAGCCATTAAAATAACATATGTTTAATCATGTAAAGCTTGACCGTGAAGTCCCCAAACTACACCAACTAAACGAAAACGGTACTCGGTATTACGTTACACCGGAGGGGAATAAGTACCCCTCCATTACTACGGTGCTTGCTGCTTACAACATAGGTTATATTATGGAGTGGCGCAAGCGGGTAGGTGAAGAAGAGGCTAATAAAATATCACAAAAAGCATCTGGTCGCGGTACTAGAATTCATACTCTATGTGAACAATATATTGATAACAAAGTACCTGCATTTAAGAGTCCTTTAGATCAGGAGTTGTTTAATAAGTTTAAGCCTACATTACATCGTATTAATAATGTGTATGCTCAAGAGATACGAATGTACTCTGATCATTTGCGTATTGCTGGTACAGTGGATTGTGTAGCTGAATTTGATGGAGTTCTTTCAGTTATTGACTTTAAAACAGCTAAACGGCTTAAAAATAAAGAAGATATCGAGAATTATTTTATGCAATGCTCTGCCTATGCTATTATGTTTGAAGAACAGTTTAAGATACCAGTTGCTCAAACTGTAGTTGCAATTGCAGTTGATGACGAGGAGCCTCAAGTGTTTGTTGAGCGAAGAAACACTCATGTAAAACGCCTGATGTATTTTCGGGATCTTTACGAAAAGAAGAGTGGATTAGTAGTGGCATCTACTGTATAATCCATATGTGGGCGGTTGAGAATTAGGTCGCCTAAATAATATTATGATTGTATGAAGTTAATAGAAAGTAGTTCTGGACGGGGGTGCGAATCCCCCCAGGTCCACCATAAGTATTTTGGGTTAGGTCACGCTAGAGATAATGCTAAGAGACTGCTAGCGGTAAAGGTTCCTATTTGTGTACAACCAAAATACTTTTGATGGGCCTGCATAGTTTCGACAGAGCAATAAGTACAGAGATGGACGATTCGGCAAGGTAGAAGCCGTAGGGTTGAGGTAACTTTAGTCGCTATGCACATAGCATAGAAAGACGTAGCTCGGCCGAAGACGCAAAAAACGTAAACGCAAACGACGAACTGTTCGCATTAGCAGCCTAAACACTGCTTAGGGTTTTTGGTAGTTTATCCTCGTAACAGAATTAAACTACTTTTTTTAACACTCATACACACAAGGAGATTATTATGAGTAACATGACACCTTTCGAGATTCGTCT